TCTGATTAAGTGTCATACCTTCTTTGGTGTGTACTAAAGCGACTGTGGATGGTTTATCCTCAAACGCTGTGTGAATGACTGCAACAGTCTGATTTGTTTCTTTTGGCATCATTATATAATCTCCTCATTCCATACCATGTTTGCATATTTGTCTTGAAGACGATAGGCTTCCTTCTCCCAAGGAAGGTTGTAGTAGTTAGTATTTGCGGCATTGAAAGTTTTACCTTTCCAACGAGCAAGACCAACACCACTCCAATCGTCCATCTCTTTTCTGGCATACTGTTTGACATGAATCATCTCATGACAAATTGTAGTAACCAAATCTTTAATACCCAACTTCCTGTCTGCCTCAATGGTGAACATTCTGTTGTTCTCTTCCATCATGCAGAAACCAACTGCGTCACCTGTAAGGTTCTTGAGTTGTACCTCAATGTCAAGGGTACGCATTCTGGGCATTAGTTTACCAATCATGTAGTGGACAACCTTTTCACAGATTTCTCTCTGGGTCTTGTTTCCACCTTCGACAGCAACTAAATTCATATTTAATCCTTTATCTCTCATTATGTTTATAAGCTACCATGTTTTAATAACATTGTCAAGGGGTTTTTAAATGATTGATTTTAAAGAAAAAAATGGGGGGAATCTAAGTTCCCCCCAAAGACTATAGCGAATCACTTGCGAATCGGAACACTTTTAAAGTGAGAGAGAGAGGAGCGTGTTCCATTTTCATAACAACCTCATTACCAAGTCTTTATTCATAGTACTTCAAAAGTACTGAATTGTCAAGAAGTTTTGGTAAATTGGTCGTTCCAACCAAACGCTTCTTTGACAACTGCCGCAGAAAGTCCTTTGTAGACTTGATGTAGTTTTTTATCCTTTGCGGCAACCAGCACTTCTGCTTCTCCAGCAGACAATCCTTCTAACATCTGAACGAACATAGTTTCCTTCTTCCATTGTGGTGTCTTACCGTCACCGCCTTTGATGAAGTGCCATAATTTTTTTGATTCTTGGAACAACATGGTATGTTCCGTACCATCAGGCGCTTCGTTCTTTTTGTAAGGAACATCACCCTCTGGTAATACCCATTCGATATTAGGGTCGAATGAACCCTTGATAACCATCCTTAATGCTTCACTATCATTCTCTCTAAGAATACTAACCTTCTTATCCTTAGTCTTTGCATTATGAACTTTCTTCAGCACCTCATGTAGTAGAGGTGTATATGTATTCACTGCCATTTTAAAAGTCTCCAATATTTTCCATATGGTTTTTCAGTCTGTGTTTAATGAAGTAGTTCAATAAACCACTTCTGTTCTTAACAGTACTATTTAGATATGCTTGCACACACGCCTGATTAATTTCATCTGGGGCATACTCCAAATCTATTAGTGTTCTGTTACGTTGATAATTACGCAACATTTCTTCATTACAAAAATCTTCTGGTTCAAGGTCAATCCATGTCGCCATCTTCTTCTTTGAGATAGGACGTTGACGCATTTCATCCACGAAGCAGTTGTCTGGTGATAGGAAGTTTGGAACTCCATCACTACGGTCACCCTTCAGAATATGTTCTTTGATATATGCATGAGGGTCAATACCGTTTACGAACTTCTTGAGTGTCGGACTGTATTGTGTAACGAAACTGTGTTTCTGCAACTGGATAAAATCTTTATCACCAGATACAATCAATACCTTCTCATAATGAGAAGGCGCTTGTGCAACGTAGGACACAACAGATGCAATGATATCATCTGCCTCTGCGTTCTCTACTTCTAATACCTTGTAAGGGAAGTTGTCTTGTAATTCCTGTTTGATTAGATGCAAGGTGTCGAATATCGAACCCCAATCTAACTTCGATGCCTTGCGGTCTTTACGTCTACCGTGTTTGTAATTTGGGAAGTATTCTCTTCTCCAATTGGTTTTGTTATCATAACATAATACCAGTTCTCCGTATTCCTCAGTGAACCGTGTTCTGTATCCCCTCAACGAATTGAGAACCATGTGCCGAACCATATCTGGGTCAACATCTGTATTCCTACCAATCTGTATCATCAGATTAGATAATGTCACTTGGTTCATATCTACTAATATCATTGTATTCACCTACGCCTTTTCAGGCCCATCGTCCTCTGTAAAGTCTTCTGATAATTCTCTTATCAATTCCATGTCCATACCTACATGGGTCTTTTTTGTCTCCTCATCATATGATACGTTTGAAATCAATTCTATCAAATTCTGAAAAGGATGAGTAAATCCCCTGTCTCTATAAATCGTTGCTTTTATCGCTTCCGATAAAAATGCAATGTCTTGTATGAAACGACTATCAGTGATTTCAATATCGTTTTCATCCATATTATGAATCATTGAAACCATAATACCATCTGTCAACTCATCTGCGAACTGTAACTCTTTGTTCAGTTTCATTGCGTCAAAGTTGGTCACCTTTGGTGCTACCCCCACATACTTTCTTGGGAACTGCACCACATTTGTCTGTGTCTCTTCATCCGCCATCTTCCACCTTTTTTCCAGCAGGAACTATTGTTACCCACTTTACTTTTTTCTCCATGTGTTCGCCGTAGCGGTCATCAATCCAATCACCATTTCTCAAGTACGTTTCACAATGACGAATGTATGCCCTGCAAGACGCTTCTTGTGCAATCGCACCCTTTACCTTTTGACGTATCGCCGCCCGTAGTGATGGAAGTTGTTCCCTCTGGGTTTTGATATATTTTGTAACACTCACTCTTGAGAATGGATGTTCATCTGGTAACGCCAAAACAGATGGGTGTATATTAGAATACTTAGGTGGGTTCTCACGCAACCTTTTTTCCCTTGCCTTTGCAAGTCTTTCAGATGCAGCCTTCTTTTGTTCTTCTGTCATCTTACGTCTTGGCATTTTAGTATCCCCTCTCCAACTTGAGTTTTTCTTGTTTACGTTTCCAACGTCTTTTACCAGCAGCACGTGCCTTACGTTCCTTTTCACCTTTGGACATGAAAGATTCTCTACGTCTTAACTCTTGAAAGAATCCTTCACGCATCAGTTTCTTTTTAAGGACACGAATAGCACCGTTAACATCTGGTTTACCATCTCTACCCTTTCTAACCTTTACTTCCATTTATCCCTCTGTTGTAATTGTGTCCACAATTGTTTCCAGTTCCTTCTGTTCACTTTCATTCTTTTCATTGACCTTGTTATCAAGTTCTTTGAAAGCATTTAGAGCAGAAATCTTAGACAGCAACTGCTTCTCTCGTTTAAGACGGTTCATCAAAATCTTAGTCGCCTCTGCACTTGAATACTCAAGTAACACATACATACGATACTCTGTACCGTTGACCACGACTTCAGATTCCTTCACCCTATAACCAGCAACATCTACATCTGCAATCAGATTTGAAGTCACTGTCTCAATCTCATTCAAGACTGAACTGTTTGCGTCTGTGCCAATCTTTGACATAAACGACTTTGTTTGAGAACGCAACTCACCATTGATACGGTCAGCAAGTGTTCTCTTTGCAAGTAGGATTGCAATATCATTAGACAACTGTAGGTCTGGTGATACAGCAGTACCAACTGCATAAATTGATTCCTCATCTTCTGGAATCTTGGTGTACCATTCAGGCATCTTCTTTACCTGTTCGTTTGCAAGTTTAGTCTTATAATTATAGACTTCCTTATCAACACCAGAGTGTGGTGGTGGACTATCCATGACTGCAACCTTGTTACTAGAACAGGCAGCAAGTAAAGACGCCATTGCACCAATCATAATCACATTTTTCATTACTTCATCCCTTCTAAAGTTTCAACTACATCGTCACGAACACCACTATCTATAAACCAATCAGTGGTGACTGTTGTAATCTCTGGGTAATAGGTGACGAGAATAATACCCATAGCAATACCGAATATGAATTTAAACATTACATACCCCCTAACAATAATGACAATATTGACCTCAATGATAGCGGTTCTTTATCATCATAATTACCGTAGTAATAGTAAGTTGGGTCAGAACTGTATGTTTGTCGTATAGGTTTGAAACTATCAGCAATACCTACAGGTCTAACCTCAACCACTTTACTACTCACAACGACTTCCTTTTCTGGTGTCACCACATCTTTTTTGATGCAAGACAAATCAGTATTGGAAGACAACTTAACAGGCGACACTTCTCGTATCACCTGTTCCTTTGCTTTCTTCTCAGCAAATTCACACGCCTGCATTTCACTCATGTCAGGCCCAAATACATAACTACCTTGTGCTGGGTATGTCTTATCCTTAATGGTAACCCACATAGAGATAACACATTTTCGTGTGTCATCCACATATGGGAAAACCTCTTTCTTAAAATCTTTTGTGTTCTGGATTGTATAAATGTAGGAAGAGTTTATGAGATGCTCATAATTGCATGGTGTCTCAGCAGGTGCCAGATTTGGACAACTACTCAACAATAACAACGATGTCAATCCAATATACTTTTTCATAATCTCCAACATAATAATTAGAGTGGAGTTTTTATTTAAAGACGAAAACCCCACCAGAAAAATTAGTCTCGCAATTTCAGTTTTGTTTAAAGTCAAAAACTGGGGGCAATCCTCAAAACGACTTTAGTTGTGACAGTCGGAAACTTGCATCCCCACACCATAATATCTGGAACTTTCAAAGTGGGCCAACCAACCTTAATTCCGACTGTCAAATTCATTGTATAAAATTAAAACCCATTTGTCAAGTCTTTTATGGGAATTAATTCTGTCTCACCATCTTTACCTTTTTTGGTTCTGATGAAACCATCCTTCTCCAAACGTGTAAGCATAGAGTCGATAATTACTTCAATCTTCTCTCTACGACCAAGATTCTGACCAAAGTAAAATGCGAACATCGTACAGCACATCGTAATGGTTACAGCAGTAGTTATCGTTATCATAACATCCTATCCTTCGTTTGTATTTATGTGGTTCTCAAAGATTGCGTCTGCAATCTCTTTTGCTTCAGCATCATCACCACCAATATGCCATTCATACTCCTCAGTAGGAATGTAACCAGTTTTCCAGTTGTAGATTGTAAACCCTTTGTAGAAATAATCATCTGGGTCTTCATCCTTTTCGACAACCGTGGATTGAATAGTCCACTCTGCGTTGACCTTTTCATATGGGTCAGCATCTGTGAATGTTGGTTTACCAAAAATCTCTACCAACTGGTCATAGGTTGTTTTGATAACACCAACGTAATGAAACCCATTGGTGTTTAGCAAATCATCATTTTCATATTCAAGAACTTTTAAATCTAATGTTTCCATAACATTCTCCTCACTTTCTATATTCATTCTACTCGTTTTTACAACAAATGTCAAGTAGTTTCTATCATGCAACCGAAAGTTTCTTTTACCACAAAGGTAAAGTCAGTACCCTCTGCCATCTCGTTTAGAACCATCTTGTGTTCCTCTGCATTACCCAAACATTGGTGGGTAGCAACGATGATAGGTTCTTGGTCTGGATGACATTCCAGAATCGCAAAACCTTCGATGGGGTGTCCTACATTGTTAAACATTTCTACTCCTATGAGATATTCCACTTCACTTCAAGTTTACCTTTTTTCAGCATATCGGCATAATACTGAATGGTATTTACTGCCATTCTCTTTTCATCAGATGCACCCTCTGTGAGCATGATGATTGCATTTTCAAGATTCTCAATCATTCCCTTTTCTGACTCACCAAAATTCATGACCAACTGACCATCCTCATTCTCGACAAACATTTTCTTGTCTCTCCAATCATCGTAAAAATATCCCATTATTCAGCTCCCTTCATAAATGTTGCCATTCCTAATGCTTCGTTCCAAAGTTCTTTCGCACCATCGTAGTGGTCAAACCCATCTTCGTCTGCAAAGTCCATGCTGCTTCCACCATAAACTGTATCGGCAAGACCGTGTGTCGCAATGACATAGGCGATATGTTTGGCGGTCTTACCCCACCCAACAACATTACCGACACCACTATACATCTTGATGCCACCTTTGTAAGCATTGATATAATCAATTTTTGCCATTTCTTAACTCCTTCTCTCTGATTACATATACACTATACGATGTTCTGAGAACAAAGTCAAGGGGTTTTTTAAATGGTTGATTTTACTAGATTTTTTAGGGGGGTAAAAAGGGAAAAATCCCACGATTATGCGAATCGTGTGCGAATCGTGGGTTTCCTTAGAGTTATCCTACCTTGCTTAAAAACCTTGCGATATGATGTACCCAAGGTAGTAACATGATAGACATGAATAGATTTGCACCAGAATGTGCAAGTGCAATCCTCAAGGTATCACCTTTCGGCATTCCATCTGAAACCAGAAGTCCTGCCAACCAGATTGTACCTGTTGTTCCTATGTTTGCACCAAGAACTGCCCCGATTGCGGCAGGAAGTGGTAACGCACCAGAAGCAACTAGTGCAATGATTGCTGTTGTCGAGAGTGATGATGATTGCCAGAGTAACGTCATAACAATACCACCAAAGAACATATAGATTGGATTACCTAAGAAGAATGCAAGGTGTTCCATATTACCCATAGACTTCATACCACCAGAAAACATTTTCAGACCGATATAAAATACTACAAGACCTACAAGTGCTGTGATAATTGGATTACCTAATTCCATCTTCTTAACCTTTCTCCAAAGTTGGTCAGACATGATTGCCTCCAATATAAAAGAGGGAAGTAATTTTCCCTCTTATTTTATATAGATACAATACCACTTTGAAATGTAGATGTCAAGAAAATTTCACAAAAGTTTAATAAACTCGTTCTGTTCTCATAAACTTTTTTGCGGTGGGATATGCTTGATTACGAACAGTCTCTTCACCGACTACTATCGAAGCACATAAAAAACATACTACGACAGGTCTAAAGTAGAACTACTCAATCTCCGATAGAAGTTTTGCGAGTTTCTTTTTTGACTTACCAACTGCTTTTGCTTTTGCAATCGCATCTTTGTTTGAGGTGTCTTCACCAACAACGACAAGACCTATCATACCCATACCCTTGTGTGGTGTACACCAGTAGTAATAGATGCCTGG